GCGTCGACGCCGATCCCGGCCCGCTCCGGCAGGAGCCCGGCCTTGTGGAGCCGCAGCACGATGTCGGCGACCTCGGCGACGTCGTCGTTTTCGGCGGTCCCGTCAGGATCCTCGCCGGCGGCCGGAACCTTTTCGGCGATGTCGACGAAGACGAAATCGCCGTTGCGCTCGAAATCGCGCAGCTGCGACACGATCCCCTCGCGCAGCCTGACGATGCCCCGGTCGGCCCACGCCCTGCCCCATGCGAGCCAGCGGCGGGTGCCCTTTTCGCGGCCGATGACGACAAGGCCCAGCAGGTCGTCGAGGCCGCCGCCGTCAATGCCGACCGTCACCACGTCGCAGCGGCGCATCAGGCCGTCGAGCGTCAGCCCCGGAACCGCCGCGCGCTGCCAGTAATCGACGCCCTCCCAGCGGTTGTTGTGGAGGGCCATGCCGATCTGGATATTGAGATGCTGCGACGCCCACAGGCGCTCAGCCTCATCGCCCTTGCCCTTCGCGGCGGCGTAATCCTGCCGCAGCACCACCATGGACACCGACTTGCCGAGGTTCGGGGTGACCAGCGGCCAGTTGGCCTCATCCCGCCAGGGCGCATCCTCCGCGACCTGCATGGCCTCGGGGAACTCGTACAGAACTGGCAGAACCTCATCGCTGTCGACCGCTCCGTCGCGGATCGCCCGGGCGGCGTCCAGCTCCGCCTTGAAGGCCCCGGCCGGCGGCATGTCCGACTGCGTCGTGATGATGACGCCGAAACTCTCCGTGATCGCCGAGCGTGCGCCGCGCAGCTGGGCCAGCACGCGATCGGTGTACGGCGTCCGGCCCAGCAGGTGCATTTCATCCAGCAGCCAGCCGGAGAACTTGCCGCCGGTGGCGACCTTGGTGTCGAAGGTCGTGACCTTCAGGCGGGCGCCGGTGATCCGGTGCACCACGTCCTTTTTGTGCTCGCGCACATGCAGGAGCTTCGACAGCTCCGGGTCAATCGCCACCATGCCGGCGACCGCCTGGAAGGCGATGTCGGCGATTTCCTGCGTTGGCCCGAACAGGCCGAACAGCGCGCTGGGCCGCTGGTTGAGCAACAGCGCCGTGAGCATCAGGGCCGCGCCGTTCGTCGTCTTCGAGTTTTTCTTCGGAACCAGCACGAAGACGCCGCGCACGCGGCGAACGCCGGTGTCCGGATCGAGCGAACCGAAGATGGCTCGGACAATGTCGCGGAACCAGTCGCCGGCCGCATCGCGCAGCATCGGCAGGCCCGGCACGTCCGGCAGGCGCAGCATGTCGAAGATCGCCGCAGCGCGCGCCGCCGCCGCCACGTCCAGCGGCAGCGCGGGCACGAGGGATCGCCCGGAACGGAGCCTGTCGACCCAGTCCGGTTGCGCGAACGACCAGCCAGCCATCAGTTCGGCAGCGGGGTTCCGCCGGCGAGCAGACCGGCCCACCTGCTTTTCTCGATCACGCCGCGCGCGTCCTGATCAGCCTGCGCTTTCTTGCCAAGCGGTTCGGCGCGCTCCGCCTCCGGCGCGGCGGAAGCCGCAGCGCCCTGGCCGAGATTGCGGCTCAGTTCGCCAAGGTCGGCGCGGTCCATCATCTCGATCGCCAGCTTCTGGGCGGCCACGCTGCCCTTGAGCGCCGCGCGGAACAGGGCGTCGATCACCTCGGCCCGCTTGCGAGCGCCGCCAGTCGCCAGCTCATCGCGGAAGTGGCGGCGCAGCGTCGGGGCCGTGATGTCGAGGGCGCGGGCGATGTCGCCCACCGGCATGCCGGCGGCGACAAGGGCGGCGACGCGTTCGCGGTCGCGGGCCAGGGGCTGGTAGCGCTTGCGGCCGCCGGCGCCGGGGCGTTTGAGTGTGGGGGCACGGGGCGCCCCGGCAGGAGCCTGATCCCCGGCGGCCGCAAACAGGTTATCCGCGCCCATCCGGTCGCGCAATTCGTCGGCGCAGTGCTTGCGCAGCGTCGGCACGCTGATGTCCAGCGCGGCGGCGATCGCCTCATGCACGTCACCGGCGGCGGCCATCTGGCGAACGAGCGCCCGCTGGTCGTCAGTCGGCGACCACGCCGCCCGGCCGGGGCCTGGCTGTTTGTTTTCTTTCGGCATACCGAAAAAACCCTGGCCACGAAAAAAAACTGCAGATGAGTTGGGGGCCGGTGCGGGGGAGCGGGCCGGTTCTGGACTTTCGGCCGCCCCCCGGCCCTCCGGCGGGCGGGTCAGGCGTGGCTGGTCAGCTGGCGGGGGATTGCAACCATTGCCGCCATCTTCTGCCACTGGTCTATTTCAACAGTTCCAAAGGGTGGAATCAGTGAGGGACAGATGACCTACAAAGTAATCAGCTTGAACGTCGACCTGCTCCAGAACCGGACAATGGTCAGTTTGGTCAAGGCAGATGGTCCAAAGCACCACAACGTGCAGATTAATATTCCTATCGCGATGCCCGGTAATCAGACTGAGAGCACGTTGAAGGAGGCTGCGCGAGAAGCTGCGAAACGCGCTCTTCGAGAAGCCGCAGACGCTCTTTGAGCATAGCAACCTCAGTTTCCAGCACGCCAAGACGCCCTTCAGTGATGGGATCATGCGATTGGATCGGCATGGTGAACTCCTGTTACTGGTTGAGCCAGGCAGCGAACGTCAGACGGGCCGCGCCAGCCGGCGGTCGCGGGCGGCGGCGGTTTTGCGGTTGTGGCAGCCGAGGCAGAGCAGGCGGACATTGAGCGGATCGAAGTCCGCGCCGCCGTCCTTCCGCTCCACCACGTGGTCGCCGATCAGGCTGCGCGGCGACGATGCGCAATCCATGCCGCAGCCTTCGCAGCGGTAACCGCGCTGGCGCTTGATCTCACGGACGAAGGTCCGCCAGTTGGGCGAGGTGTAGAACGGATCAGGGACCTTGGCCGGCGGGCGGACGCGGGATGCGACGGTGCTGATGCGGGGCGGAAGAGCCCTGATACGCGCCATGATGACCACCGGAAACGACAACGCCCGGCGGCTGGTTATCAGCCCCGGGCGCAAATCTCACTGGTGACAGAAACATGCCTTCCGACTGTACAGTCGTCAACCCCCATTTTTCTCGAATGGCGCGCGCCATGTGGTCGATCGCCCCCTATCAGGCCCGCTAGCGCCCCACACCTGCAATGCAAGTACATCCAAAGACTCACGAATTCTGAGCGACAGATAGCTGTGTTTTATCCGCTCCGCATCCGTCCCCGGCCACCGCGCGGCCAGATCGGAAATCGTTTCGCCCTGCCCGGCCACCGCCTGCAGCACCCGGTATCCGATCATGCCCAGATCGCGCGAGAGGCGGCGCAAATCGTTGAGCGCCATGGCCACATCGTCGGTGAAGGCGTCGCCGGGCGCGCCGCCATCCACCCTGATGCGCGCCGGATCGATGCCGCCGCCGCCGCCAATCATCGCCCGTTCGTAAATCGCCCGGAACCGCACGCCAGCCTCGTATTGCGCGTCGTCGATCCGGCCGCGCGCCCGCATCAGCTCCAGCGGATGCTCGGCCAGATTGACCCGCGCCCGGACCTTCAGGCCCGGCTGGTACGGGTCATCCACCGTCCGCTCGCCCTCGACCACCTTGCTGCGCCATGCCGGGGCTTTCGCCGCAGCCCGCCGCTTCGCCTGCCTGTTCGCCTTCGCCGCGCCCGTCATGCCGCGCCCTCCGCCTGGCCGTCGTCGTTGAGCTTTTTCGAGGGCGGCCACTCCTGCGGCACCCGCAACGCCACCGCGCCGCCCTCCGCCATCGGTTGCGCGCTGATCACGCCGCCCGGCCCCTCGCGCAGCCGGCTCATCCACGCGCCGAACTGCTGCGTTCCGCGCTCCACCAGCACCCAGCGGCTCGTGTCCGCATCCAGCCCGCGCCCCACCACGGGCCACTCATCGCGGGTCCGCAGCATCCGCGCCCCGGCATGGCGCTCGATCAGGTGCTCCGGAATGCCGAGCATGCCCCGGCAGCGGTAGTAGATCAGCCACGCCCGCCACTGCTCCGACCCCTCGCCTGCCAGAAACCCGTTGGCCGATGCGCCGGCCTCACCGGCCTTGCGCAGCTTCCGGGCCTCGGCCACGTCCAGCCAGACGCGCCGGGCGATCCAGTTGGCGATGTCGATCGGCATGGTGCGGCCAGCGGCCTTGCGGCTGTCGAGGTATTCGCCAACCGCCGCCAGCGCCGCCCGGCGGTCAGATCGCGACAGCCTGCGCCACGCCTCCCGGGCCTGGCTGATCCGCATGTCGGCCGTCGCCCCGTACCGGGCCAGCAGATCCGCGAACGTTTCGTCGGCATGCTCCCGGTCGTCTTTCCGGCCAGCCTCTCTCTCGCCCGCGCCCCGCGCGGAGAGTGAGGGTTCCCTTTGGGTTCTTTTGGGTTCCAGACTCCCGCGCGCGTGGTGTCCCCTATTTTTGTCACCCATGTCCCCTATTTCTGTCGCAGATGTCACCTTTCTCCCGTCGTCGGCCCCATCGCCGGAAATAGGGGACATTTCCGGCGCCTGATCATCGTAAGTATCTGATTTTGTTGACGCCGATTCTGCGATAGGTGACACCATGTCCCCTTTCATCGCAGACATGGATTCCGCGCCGATCAGCATGCGGTAGCAGCTGCGGCGGCGGTCGCCTTCCAGCCGGCCAACCTCGATCAGCCCGGCCTCGCGCAGGCCGGCGATGTAGCGCTTGACCTGCCGCTCATCGACACCGGCCTCATCCGCCAGCAGGGCAATCGACGGCCAGCAGGTATGGTCATCGTCATTGGCCCGGTCGGCCAACAACAGCAGCACAAGGCGGATGCCCGGCCCGTCCAGCTTGCGGGCCTGCGCCTTGGCCCAGGTCATTGCATTGATGCTCACGGCGATACCCATTCGACGCACAAAAGCGCCGGCAAAAATCCGCTTGGCGGACCCCGTTACAAATCAGATGGTTAGGTTCAGTTCAGGGGGAGATCAGCCGCCCGGCGGGCCTGTCGGTGGGCAGGCAAGGCGCGGCCGGTCATCCTGCTCCGGGTAGCGAAGCACGGAGGCGGCCAGCATCAGGGCGCGCGCCGCAATGTGCAGCGCCTGCGCCTGGCCGCTTTCCGGGTCAGCGTCCGCCCCGGCCCAGAAGGCCAGCAGATGCCGCTGCAACGAGGCGTAATCAGCGCTCCACGGGCGCGGCGCGTTGATGTCACGGCCGGCGTGCTTGGCGGCGCTCGCAGCGAACAGCCCGGCCACGGCCAGCAGCACGTCCGGCGGCAACAGGTCGGTCGCCGGTTTCGGCGCGCCGGCGGCGGCCTCGCCATATGCCCTGTCAGCCATGCCGACCTCCCCTGCGCCATTCGGCCTGCGCCGTCAGCGCCGGCAATCCCAGCCGCGCCCGCGTGGCGTTGCGCGCCGCATGAATCTGGTCGCGCAGGCCGCAGTTTTCCTTTGCGCACGCGCCCGGCGGCGTGGCGGCCGGCCATTTGCAGACCCAGCACACGTCGTCTTCCTGCGCCGGGGCGGCGCGTTTTTTCAGGCGCGCCATCGCCCTACTCCTGCTCTGTCAGGTCAGCGCCGCCGCGCGCCTTGATCACGGCCATGTCCTGATGGAAGCGCTGGCCGCTGGAGATCATGTCGCCGATCGTGCGGGCGATGATTTCGGCTTCCGCAGGCGTCACGATCCGGTCGGCCAGCGCGTCGGAAACGGCGCTCTGCATGGCGGCGGATTTGGCGGTGACGCAGGCGAAATTGGCGAGGATTGACCGGCGCATGGCGTCGCCCGGGCTTTCCGGCGCGGCGACCGTGCGCCCGTTCAGCGCCGCCAGGGCGGACGTGACGGTGGGCAGGCCGCAATCCGCCTCCAGCACCACAACCGCCGGCAACGGAATGGTCGCGGTTTCGCCGGGGCACTGCCAGCGCGAGGCCTGCGTATCGCTGTAGCCGGTGAGCTGGGCGCAGCGCTCGATGCCGCCGCACAGGCGGATCAGATCGCGCGTCGCGCCCTTGATGCGATGGCGGATGATGTCCGGGGTCAGGATGGTGGCGCTCATGCCGCCTCCCCCGCCCCGACCACGCCGAAATGCGCCAGTTCCGGCACAATGCGGAGCAGTTCATCGCTGGGGCGCACATGCGCGGCGATGCCGCCGTCGCCCGCCTGCGAAAACGCGACCGTGCAAATCCCGTCGCGCGCCGCCAGGTGCTCAACGCCGAGCACCTGCATGGGCGAGAGCGACGAAAAATCGAACATGTGCAGCCAGTCCGGCCGCGGGAACGTGATGGTCGCAGTCATGTGCGCCATGGCGGGCTCCAGCAGGAATGAGAAACGGGGGAATCCGGGCGCGCATCCCCGCTGCACGGCGGGGTGGAGTGCGCGATAACCGGATGGGGATGGGCAAAAAGGCCGGAGGCGGCGAAGCCTCCGGCCAGTGCAGCCAGGCCCGCGAGGGGGGGAGCCGACGGGCCGGCGTTCAAAGTAAGGTCAATGACAGATGGATTTACGCGCATGGGCCAGCCTCCCTATGGCTGGCAGGCGGGAGCGATCCCTGAAAAAAGTCAGAAGGCTGGACAGCACCCTCTGTCTCGAAAGCAATTCGCCGCAACATCTTTGGTCGCGGGACGCGCTCACCTCTCGCCCACTTTCCGACGGCGAACGACGACACGCCAACGCGAGCCGCGAAAGCGCTGTACGTGAGGCGGGCCGATGACAGATAGGTTGAAAGGTCCATGCCCAGACAGTGCCCATATAGGGCACTTTTCGTCAAGCCTCATGCACCCAAATTGGAAACTAGGCACGTTGCCCAAATTGGGTAACGTCAACCGCATGGCAAATCACATTAAGCGGCTTCGCTTAGAGCGCGGGCTGACCCAGCCCCAGCTGGCGGCCCTGATGGGAACAACAAAAAACCAGCTGATAAAGCTGGAGTCTGGCAATCGCCGGCTCCATCAGGGCTGGATTGAACGCGCCGCCAAGGCGTTGGACGTGCCAAATTCCGATATAATCGACGACGTGCCGGCGCAGGCCGCAGAGTCGCAAGAACCACGACCCGGGCCCCCAGTTGCTATAAGGGAGGCATCTGCTGCCGATATTGGCCGGCGTCTCAAAGCCACGCGCGAAGCGCTCGGCCTATCTATAGAAGTAATATCTAATATTTCAGGAATATCTTCAACGCAGTGGAGCGCTTACGAACAAGGCAAAGCGCGAATTGATATTGATTCTGCGCTCCGCCTCGCCAAGACAACCGGCGCTCCGCTTGATTGGATTTATCTGGGCGATGAAACGCTTTTGCCGGCGCGTATAGCGCTATCGCTCCGGAACGAGGATTGATGGACGAATTTCTCAGTAAGCGTTCTTGCAAGATCCAAAACCTGGACCGCCTCCGTCAGCGCATCCGGTAATTGTAGGGCAATCTGCATTGCCAACCGGGCGCGGGCCACGTCGCTCTGCGCATCGGGCTTTACTCCAGACATACACACCCCCTCTAACAACGAGAACAAAGTATGAACGCCATCACACAAAGCGCAACAAAAATTTCATCCTAAGACAAGCCGGCACCCCCGTGGCCGATCCTTGCCCCTCGCCAAGCCCAAGATATTGGCGCACCAGAGGCCGGGCACGATAATTTAAGTGCCCATTTCGCACTTGCTTAAAGTACCCAATTAGGGCACTTTCGTTTTCCTTGAGAACGGAGATGCCCATGCGCCGCACCACCATCCCCCACCGCACGATCACCCACGACGGCCCCATCTGGCCACGCCCGCGCCATCTGATGACTGACGCGGCTGAAATCCGCCGCCGCATGGCGCAGGAGGCCCGCGCCGCCATGGACCGGGCCGGCGCCGACGCCGTCATCACCCGCAGCGACTTCCTGCAGCGCGGCTGGACGGAGGCGCAGGTCTCCGCCCACCTGCCCGCCGCAATCGACGTCGCCGCCACCGGCTCGCGGAGGGACGCGGCATGATCATCGCCATCCTCGCCCTCCGCGCGACCGCCTTCATCGGCCGCGCCGCCGCTGAACTGGCCGCCCTTGGCCTGTTTGTCGGAGCCATCGCGCTCTGGAGCGCCATCGTTGCAGGAGCCTGAACGATGATCCTGCTCCCTTTAGCGGCAATCGTCATTGGCAGCGCCAGCATGACGCTGAGCAACGCAACAACTTTATTATATCTGATCGACCTTATCAGAGAGATAGAACACATCATTCATGGGGAAACTCAATGAATACTTATGAATGGCTTGCCGTCGCGCTTGCGTTATTCGCTGCTGGAAGCGCGTTTCTGACTAGCGTTGCTCTCTGGCGCGCCAACGCATCCCTAAACCGCCATTTGACGCTGATGAAAATTCAGCGCGGGCGCGCTGGCGAGTCTGCCGCAAAAGATGGGGGCTGACCATGACCCTGCCGACAACCGCCAAACTTCATGACGAAGCCGAATCCGGCATCGCCGCCGACGAACTGAAACAGTTCATCGAGCGCCTGGAGCGGCTGGACGAAGAGAAAACCAACATCGCCGGCGACATCAAGGAAGTGTTCGCCGAGCTGAAAGGGCGCGGCTTTGACGCCAAAGCCGTCCGCCAGATTCTGCGCATCCGCAAGAAAGACCACGCCGAGCGGCAGGAAGAGGAAGCGATCCTCGACCTGTACATGCAGGCGCTGGGCATGGGAGGCTGACCATGGCCGAACACGAATGCCATGTATGTGGCCACGTCGTGGACATTGAGGACATCCCGGACGCGGATGACCTGTCCAGGGCGGCCGACGAAATCCGCTACGGCAATCTGGATGAGGCGCTGGTTTACATCGCCCGCGCCATCCCGGCCCTCGACGGCCTGCCCCCCCTTGTCGCGAGGGAGCTTGCCCGCCGCGAGGCCAGGAGGGCTGAGGCATGAAGCTGATTGTGGAGCGCGACATGCTCGCGCTGACGCTCAAATCCATTACCCGCGTCGCCGACCGGCGCAGCAGCATTCCGATCCTGTCCAACGCGCTGCTGCGGGCCGAGGCGGAAATGCTCACCGTCACCGCCACCAACCTGACCATGATGGCGAGCAACGCCATTTACGCCGACATCAGCACGCCGGGCGCAATCACCGTGCCGCTGCCGCTGCTGGAGACGATCGTGAACCGCCTGCCCTCCGGCGCGCAGATTGGCATTGAATGCGACGGCGCGGCCATGACCCTGCGCGCCGGGCGCTCGCGCTCGACGCTGCAAACCCTGCCGGCCGCCGACTTCCCGGATTTTTCCGAAAGCGCCGATGGCCACAGCTTCACCCTGCCCGCCGCAACCGTTGAGCGGCTGGTCAACGCCACGCGCTTCGCCATCTCGACCGAAGAAACCCGCTATTACCTG